TTTGCAAAGTTCAACAACGCTGTGGATGTCCTGTATGCCATGGTGGCCATGGTGAAGTTGTGCCGCAGTCTGTTCAGACGTTGTTCCCATGCTGTCAATTTATCTACGGGATCATGCCAGCAGTCGGACGCCCACCTCTGGAGTCTTCTATGTGCATCGACTCCGTATTTCTGTGATATGGCTTCCGCCAGGTCTTTCCTGGAGAGAAGTTTATAAATGTCTGCTGTGGTTTCACGCATGGCAATATGGTTAATGGATTCATTGATGTAGTCAAGGTAGACATCAAGGTCTTGTCTAAGATACTGTCCGCCGGAACTTTGCGCGCGGCTTTTCGTGGAGCCCATCCCGATATTGAATGTGGTTCTTCCGAGCATGTCTTTTCTTATGATGTCGTTAATTTCTCTGTCTTTGGTTTTGCTTGTGAGCTCTGCATCATATTTAATTGGGTAGTACATGCCATTGATCTTTCTTCCGTCCGGTAAAATAATTTTCCTCCCCGGCACTTTCCCTAAGGGGATTCCGTACAGATTGTTTTGTACAATGTTTCTTTCGGGCCAATACGAATTGATGTGCTTCCAAACAGCTTCCACAAAGTCCCAGTCTTTATCATTTAAATATTTGAAAAGGATTTTTTCTATGTTTCTATGATCCAGTCCATAGGTTTCCACTGCTCTTTCTCTATTCGAGTCTGTTCCCCAGTTCAACGCCATGGTGAGAAGTGTTTCTTTTGTCACCATGACGGGCTTGTGGTCAACTTTGTTAATCTCATAGATTTTGTCATTGCGGATTTTTCTGAATGTTTCTCTGTCATAGATGTTCATGACTTTTTTCAGTTCAAGTTCCGCCTGTTCTTGCAGGAGTCTTTTTTTCGCAAAGGCTTTATCCATCATCTTATAGATCAGGTCATAGGTCTTTGGTCCCATACGTTCTATGATGATTTCCGGAAGTGCCAAATCTGCTACCCATTTTCCCACTTCTTTTTTT